GAGAGGAACTTATTCAAGAACTTATTCAGTTTCCTCACGCTGCTCATGACGATCAGGTAGATGCCTTAACAATGGCTGTTCACTACATGAGAGAATCGTGGAGATTAACCCATCCAGAAGATGCAGATTGGGATGATCCACCACGAGAAAAGAAAAGGGTTGCATATTGGAATGTATAAATGATATACTTAATACTTTAAAGGAATGATAATGGCTGTTGCTGTAGTTCAATGGTGTGATAAAGCTGAACAGGTTTTTGAGTTGCTCATGAAACCAACTGCAAGTATGCAAGACTTGTGGGAAATTGGATGTCATTGGGTTCCGCATCATTTACCTGTAATTGCTACACCAGTTAAAGTAATATCTGAGATTGTGAATAATGGTCAACTCTTTCATTTAGTTATGTTTAAGTCTGAAGTCGTGGGAGCTAAGATAGGCTATACCTTATTACTTGTAAACCCTCCTAATTAAAATTTGCATAGCTAGATAGTATTGACTATAATAATATATTACAGCTAATGGGGAGGGCTGTATTATGGCAGAACACATAACAGCTTATTGGCCTCAAGTTTTAGCAATAGTAGCAATTATTGTAATGTTTGTAAAACTCAAGAGTGCAGTAGCAGAATTACGAAAAGATGTAGATGATATAAATAAACGTGATACTTATACACAAGTAGTAAAGTTACGTGCGGATCTTGATGCACTTAAATCAAGCACTGATGAAAAAACAAAATCCTTGTTTAGTTTATGGAATACAAAGATTTTTAAAGAATAATAAGGAATAAATAAATGGCTATTGAACGTAATCCTTTTAAAGAAATAATACAATCTGAAAAAGAACAAGGTGGAAATATAATTCCTATTAGTGGAGTAACAGTATCTGAGTCAGAAGGACCAACCTTTGAACTGGATGAAGATGGTGGTCTGACAGTTAATTTTGAAGAATCATCTGAAACTATTATGGAGTTTGATGAATCTAATTTTACAGAAGAAGAAAACTGGTATGAAAATATAGCTGATAAACTTGATGATGATCTTTTAGAACAAATTGGTTCTGATGTTATAGACAAATATCAGACAGATAAAGACTCCAGAGAAGAGTGGGAGTCTATGTTTGAGCGAGGCTTTGATCTGTTAGGACTCAAGCTGGAAACAACTGCTGAACCTTTTGAAGGAGCATGTACTGCTGTTCATCCTCTTCTTATTGAGTCTGCTGTAAAGTTTCAGTCCAAAGCTTCTCAGGAACTCTTTCCTCCTGCTGGTCCTGTTAAAGCTCAGATCATGGGGGATGAAACAGTAGCTAAGATACAACAGGCAAATAGAGTAGAAGATTTTATGAACTATCAACTTACTGAGCAGATGCCTGAGTATTTTGATGAGTTTGAAAGAATGTTATTTCATTTGCCTCTTATAGGATCAGCATTTAAAAAAGTATATTATGATCCTGCATTAAAACGCCCCTGTTCCGAATTTGTACCTATTGACCAGTTTTATGTATCTTATTATGCTAGTGATTTAAGAAGGGCTGATAGATACACGCATGTAATTTATAGGAATCCTGTGGATATGGCAAGGGAAATTGCCTCTGATATGTATAGAGATGTCGATTTACCTTTACCTACTATTCCTGTAATGTCACCGATTACTTCTAAGATGGATCAAATTTTAGGACTTAATCCTTCAGGTGATAATGATCCACAATATACGATACTAGAACAACATTGTTATCTGGAGCTACCCAAACCTTTTGCAGATGAGGATGGAGTAGCTCTTCCATACATTGTAACTGTTGAGGAAAACTCTCGACAGATTCTTAGTATCCGTAGAAACTATAAACCAAACGATCCCACGAAATCAAAAACATTACATTTTGTTCATTATAGATTCGTTCCAGGTTTCGGTTTCTACGGATTAGGTTTAATTCATTTCTTAGGAAATTTGACAATGACAGCTACTGCAGCTATGAGAGCATTAGTTGATGCAGGTCAGTTTGCTAATCTACCTGGTGGCTTCAAAGCAAAGGGTGTAAGAATTGTAGGAGATAATGATCCTATTTCTCCTGGTGAGTTCAAAGAAGTAGAAGCTACAGGAATGGATTTAAATAAGGCTATTGTTAATCTACCTTATAAAGAACCTTCTCAAACTTTATATAATATGTTACAGTTTGTAGCTGCAACAGGACAGAAGTTTGCCGATAATACAGAAAAGATTGTATCTGATGCTTCTTCTTATGGACCTGTTGGAACTACAATGGCGTTACTTGAGGCATCAAGTAAGTTCTTTTCTGCTGTGCATAAGCGTTTGCATAAAGCTCAACGAGATGAATTTAAAATATTAGCGAGAATAGATGCAGACTTCATGCCACAGGAATATCCTTACGATATGCCAGGAATTAGTAAAACTATTTTTAAGGATGATTTCGATGGTAAAGTTGATATTATTCCTGTTAGTGATCCTAATATTCCTTCTAACGCTCATAGGATGATGTTGGCACAGATGACACTTCAGTTAGCTCAACAGTCTCCACCTGGTATGTTTAATCTTGAAGCTCTTAACAGAACAATTTTAGAGAGTGCAAATATGCCAAATCTTAATCAGATACTGCCTCCTAAAAAAGTAGCAAAACCTTTAGACCCTGTTTCAGATATTCTAGCAGCTACTAAGGGTATTCCTATTCAGGCATTTCCTGGTCAAGATCATGATGCTCATATGCAGGTAAAGATGTCTTATATTCAAGATCCTGTAAATGGAGCTAATCCTGTAATGAAAAGGATTATTCCTGTTCTTCAAGCAAATATTCAAGAACATTCCGTTCTTAAATATCAAGAACAGGTGGGTGGTATGACGAATGAGATTATGAAGCGTGTTCCTCCTGAAACAGCATCTTCTGATAATATTATTGAAATGGCTCAAGCTAGAGCAGCTCAACAAGTTCTTAAAGCTAATCAGTCAATGGCAGGAAAACAGATGTCTCCTGAACAACAGATGGTTCAATTAGAACAGGCACGAGTAGCTTTGGAGCAACAGAAGTTGCAACTTAAAGCAGCTACTGATAATGCCGATGCTGCCCTAGAAAATAGAAAGCTTGATTTAGAAGAAGCTGAATTACAAGCTAAAATTTTACAGGGTGGTATGAAAGAACAAGTAAAGATGGAGAAGGATGAAAGAGATCGTATTGCTAAACAATCAATGAAAGCGATTGATATCTTAACGAAAGTTGCAACAGATCAAGCAAAACTTGAATCAAACGAAAAATTAAAAGTGTTAGAAGTTGTAACTAAATTAGCAGGTATGGTAAACTCTGATAATAGAGATAAAGAACTTAAAGGAATGGAAATGCTTATGGAACTAGCAAAAATGGCTGAAGATTCAGAAAGTGTTTCTACTAAACTTCCTGCTAGAGTAAATGAAATAATTAACATAAAGGAGATTAACGAATGAGTTGTGGACCTATACATAATACAATAAGTCGCATACAACGTATAATAAAACTTGGGTGCGATTGTGTTGGCTGTGGATGCAGCCGATGGTTTTGGACAACTGCACCTGTATGGGTAGTTGTAGGTATGGCAATAGGATACTGGTGGATTGGGGGAAATCCTACTGATATTAGTACAGGAGTTGAATAATACCGATGGAAGCTTGGGATGAAATTATTCTGGAGCTGAATAAAGAACTAGATCAAGTTAAAGAAGTTATTTCAGAAGGGGGACCGTCTAACTTCAGTGAGTATCAAAACCTCGTTGGATATTGTAAGGGGATTATGTTTGCGAGGCAAACCTTTACTTCAATTATAACCAAACGTAATCATGGAATAGATGACGAGGAGGATTTTTAAGTGAGACAATTAGCGATGGATAAAGCAGTAAAAAACGATCAATGGATTTCTAATGAAGAAGATATTCCTGATCCAGATGTTCTCCCTTCTTTACCTGGATATAATATATTAATTAGACCTGTATCCATTAAAAATGTAACAAAGGGTGGTATTTTTATACCAGACTCAACTAGAGATGATATGGCATATTTAACTACTGTAGGAAGAGTAGTTGCAGTAGGAGAAGTAGCATATCAAGATGAAATCAAGTTTCCTAATGGAGCTTGGTGTAAAGTAGGTGATTATGTATGTTATGGTAAACATACAGGAACAAAGCTATTTTATAAAGGAATTAAGCTACTAGTATTGTTTGATGACCAAATTATGATGAAGGTAGAAAATCCTAAAGATTTAGATCCTACATTTAATTTATCAAATTAATTTGGATAAGTAAAATACTTATGTTATATTTATATAAACGTAATCGTTGATTTCGTAGCAACGAGGTAGAAAGGAAAGATAATGAGTGATAATACATGGTCTGATATTACAGTAAAAGGTAGTAATCAAGAACAAGAAAAAGTAGAATACGAGATTGAAGGTCAAGAAGAAGAACAAAAACCTGTAGCAGTTTCTCCAGAACCTGAACAAAAGGAAGAAGTAGTAGAAACAGCTAGTGAAGAATCTTCTTGGATTGAAGCTTCTGAAGAAGCAGAAGAGAAAAAAGAAGAACCCAAAGAACTTGAAGGTGTAGAAACAAAGGGTGCTCAAAAAAGAATCAGACAGCTTGTAAAACAACGTAAAGAACGTGATGAACAGATACAAAAACTGATTGAGCAAAATGAAACTTTAAGTAGTAAGATATTAGAGAGAGAAAAAGAATTTACGCAAGCTCAAACAGTTTCAACAGAAACATCTGAAAAACAATTAAAAGATCGCTTTGAGTTAGCTAAAAGTAATTATGTAGAAGCATATCAAAGTGGAGATGCTGAAAAAGTATTACAAGCACAACAAGCTCTCAATCAAAGCCAGCTTGATTTACAAAATATAGAATCAACGAAGGTGGCTTTAAATAAATATAAAGAAGCTGTGGCAGAACAAGAGGAGATACAAAAAGCTGCTCCTCAACATCAACAACCTAAAGCTGATCCCAAAGCTATCGCTTGGGCTTCAGATAATGAATGGTTTGGAAAAGATACAGTTATGACTGCTGCTGCTTTAGCGATTGACGGTGAGTTAAAAAATTTAGGACTAAATCCTACAGATGATGAATTTTATGGGGAAGTTGATAAAAGGATTCGTAAAGAATTTCCACATAAGTTTACTGAGGAAGTAGTCGTAACGGAACAACAAATTCGACAACAGCCTACGAAACAGGCTGCTCAAGTTGTAGCAGGTGGGTCACGTTCCCCTGCCACTTCAGGTAAAAAAATAAAGCTAACACAAGAAGATATGCAGTTAGCTGCTAAATGGAAAATACCGCTTGAGATGTATGCTGCTGAAAAGATGAAAGTTACTCAGTCTGACGGTGGTTATACAGATGTTTTAACTAAACGTGGAGGATAAAAATATGCCATTGGAAAAAACACGTACCGTAGAGTCTAGGGAAAATAATACTAGAGAACAAGAATGGACATATGAAGAGCCAGATGCTCTTGATATTCCAGATATTGTATTAGAAAGATTTAATGCTGAAGATATGGTTTTACGTTGGGTAAGAATCAATACCAGAGGTAAAGATGATTACATTAACGTAGGAAAAAAACTAAATGAAGGTTGGGTCTTTGTTACTCCTAGTGAAGTTCCTGAAATGTCTACAACCTCAATCGTGTTGGAGGAAGGCCGTTATGCAGGTGTAGTATCTCGTGGCGATCTCGCCCTAGCCAAAATTCAAAAAGGTAGACATGACGCCAGAACAAAGCATTTTCAGAAGAAGAGTGCAGACTTGATGCACGCTATTGATGTGCAACTTGATAAAGCTTCTGATTCTAAAATGCCTATTTCCAACAATAGTAAGTCACAAATTATTAAAGGAAGACAACCTTCTTTTTCAAATTAGACTTACTAGGTCTAACTTTATAGGAGAAGCAAAATGACTACAAGTAAAGCTTTGTCAGGCTTCACTCCTTCACGTAGGTATGGTTCAAGGCCAAATTCTACAGGCACTGACAGCCAGTATGTTATTTCAAGCGGTTACGCTAGTAATATTTTTGCTGGTGATTTAGTCAGGGTAAGTGCAGGAAATTTAAATGTGATTGCTACGACAACTGAATACGTGTGGGGCGTTTTTCAAGGATGTTACTACGAAACTGATGGCGAACCACGTTGGTCACGCTATTGGCCAGCTAGTACATCTGCCTCTAATGCTTATGGAATTATCAGTGATGATCCTCAGACTGTTTATGAGATTCAAGCTGATGCCTCTATTAGTGCAGGGGATATACGTTCTCAAAACTTTGATGTTACGCTAGGTAGTGGCTCAACTGTTACAGGTAATTCTGGATTTGGTATTGCAGCAGGTACTCGCAATCCAGCTCAGAGAATGACTCGTGTAGTTGGTTGGGTTGATGAACCAGGAAACAATATTGATGTATCTGCTGAAAGGGCTTTTGAAGTTGTAGAAGTCAAACTTATTCAGCATATAGATCGTTTCGGTTCTATTGGCGTTTCAGCAAGAGCATCTTAGGGAGTAATAAATTATGGCTATTAACAGAGCAAGTATTGCCAAAGAACTTCTCCCTGGACTGAATGCTGTTTTCGGCATAGAATACGGAGAAGTTGATAATGAGCACGAACCTCTTTTCGAGATTGAAAATTCAGATCGAGCTTTTGAAGAGGAAGTGTTATTTACTGGTTTCGGTACAGCACCAGTAAAGAACGAAGGTGCTTCCATTAGTTATGATAACGCACAGGAAAGCTATACAGCACGTTATGTTGCTGAGACTGTAGCTCTTGCCTTTGCTGTTACTGAAGAAGCTATGGAAGATAATCTTTATGATACATTTGCTAAACTACGTGCAAGAGGTCTTGCTCGTGCTATGGCAAATACTAAACAGGTTAAAGGTGCAGATATTTTCAATAATGGATTTACTGATACTGCACCATATCAAGGTGGTGACGGTGAGCCGTTATTCTCAGCAGCTCATCCAACAGTAGGAGATGGCAATCAGTCAAATGTTTTGGCTGCTGCTGACCTTTCGTTCTCCTCGTTGGAAGCAGCATTGACAACCATACAAAAGATTAAGGATGATAGAGGTATTCTAACAGGTGGTGCAGCAGTTTCTTTGCACGTATCTCCTGATAATTGGGCTACTTCTAATTCTGTTCTTAACTCTACTTATCTACCAGCATCTGGTGAGGGTGGAGCTATGGGTGCTGCTGTTACCAATCCTTCTGGTTGGAATGACATTAACTCTATTCAGAGTATGTCAATGCTTCCAAAGGGAGTGTACATTAACCGTAGATTTACTGATACAGACGCTTGGTTCGTTAAGACTAATGTTCCTAACGGTACTAAGATGTTTAATCGGACTCCATTACAGACTAAGATGGAGCCTGATTTTGATACTGGCAATCTTCGATTTAAGGCTCGTGAGCGTTATAGCTTTGGTTGGTCTGATTGGAGAGGGTTCTTCGGTAACGCTGGTTAATCTTAATATCATAGTGTGGAGGGGGATTAGTTTTCCCCTTCACTCTATTTCTAATTTTAAGGAGTAAACAATGGCTTCAAATATTAAGACAGCAACTGTAGATGCTGGAGGAACTGGAAGTGGTGTTTTAGTAGATATTACAACTTCTGTAACTTTAAATAAAACAAACGGTATGGATGATTTTATTAGAGTATATGCTATTCATTCAAATGGACATGGTGATGGTATATGTCTAATTACAGGTGAAAAACAAATTATTGCCAAAGGTGGAGCATCTGGAAGTGCTGGAGTTGCTGTAAAATGGACAGATGAAGCTGGCTCACCTACCGATATTTATTTAGGAGATATTGGACCAAGAGTTAGAGGTGTTGTAAAAGTTTCGGCTGCTGCATCAGCTACTGCCATTACTGTTTTTTACGGTTAGTAAGGAGGCCTCCGCATGGCTGACTATACTTATCTTGTAGCAGATATTCAAGATACTGCTGAAAATGATTCTACTGAATTTAGTAATCAGATTAGTAAGTTTGTAAATAAAGCTGAAAATCGTTTAACTAGAGATTTAGATGATTACGGTTTAGTAACTTTTACATCTATAGCTGTATCTGCAAATAATCCTTATGTCTCATTACCATCTGGAACTAGAATTGTTAAAAATTTTAATGTTATGGTAAGTGGGGAAAGGACAAGTCTTCTACAACGAACTGATGAATTTATACATGACTACTGGCCTTATGTAAGTACTTCAGTAGGAACTCCTAAGTATTATGCTAGGAGAACGAACTCTAGTGTTCTAATCGCTCCTACTCCTGTTTCTACATTAGATGGACAGATAGCTCATGTTAATAGACCTACAACTTTAAGTTCTGTTGCCCCTAATAATTATTATAGTGACTTTTGTTATGATGCTCTATTTTATGCAAGTATGATAGAAGCATCTTTTTTTATGAAAAGCTTTAATGATATTCAAGCATGGCAATCAGAATATACCGCAGCTATTGATGGGTTGCGTAACCAAGCAAGAAGAACTAGACAGGATGATATGAATACACCATACAGTCCTGTAGGTGCTGACGATCCATTAATAAAGGGGAGTAATTAAAATGGCTACAAGAGGACCAAACCCTGAAGAACTAGAGGGTGAAGAAAGAGAAGACCAAGAAAAATATCTTAGAGAATTAGAGAAAAGAGGTAATCCTCCTAAAGATCCACCTAAACCTCGTAAAAGACCTAAAAAAACTTATAAGCGTGGAGGTGGAATGATTGGTCCTCGTAGTAAAGTTATGCAGGGTTATAAAAAGGGTGGTCAGGTCTAATGGCTATTAGTAGAGCCAGTATTCCGAAGGAGATTAAAATGGCAAAGAGTAAAAAGAAAAAAGATAAGAATTGGATTCAAAAAGCAATTAAAAAACCTGGAGCACTAAGAAAATCTTTAGGAGTTAAAAAAGGAAAAACAATTCCTATAAGTCAACTAAAGAAAGTTGCAAAAGGAGATGGAGCAAATGCTCGTAGAGCAAGGCTTGCTTTAACACTTAAAAAAATGAGGAGAAGTTAGATGCCAGTAATAGGATTTAGAAATTACCCTAATACTCCTAAAGGCAAGGAGGCTTGTCATGACTTTGTTCAGTCATTTACTGGTAAGCCAACAGGTCAGGGTTATGGGGCTGCACGAAAAGGACCAGATGTTGTTGGACCTGAAGAAAATGTTGTAGTTGATTTTGAGCCTGGTAAGATTATAGAATATAAGGATTAAGATTATGGCTGTATCAGGATTAATTAAAGCAGGAACAAAAGTTGCAAAAGCTGGTAAAAAACCTGGTCGTAAATCTAAAAGAGGTCGTAAACCTGGCACTAAAGCTGAAAAAGCAGAAGCTAAAGAGTTAGGTATTACAGTTCCTGAATTAAGAAAAAGAAAAGCTAAAGATCAAAAAAAACCTCCTAAGAAAAAGAAAAAAACTGCTCCTAAACGTACTAGGAAAGAGGAAAAAGAATATCAAAAGCTTCTTAAGGAACATTATAAAGACAAGAAAAATCTACCTCTTTCTTCTTCTACTATGCGAAGAACAATGGTAGATGCTCCTCGTAGAAGTTCTGTAGCTGGTCAACAAGTAGAGGCTGGATTCCCTCGTTCTAAAACTCCCCCTCCTCAAAAACAATCTGCTGCTGCAAAGCGTAGACGAGTAATGGCAGGATTACAGGGAATTACTAGTGGTGGTAGAATTAAAGATACAGGTACTTTTGCTGATCCTCGTAGTATGACAGCAGAAGCTATGGGCTTGTCTGGTAGAGGAGTTATTCCTTCTGAAGAAGACCTTATTAAAATGGGTGGTTTTGAAATTCGTAAAAAGGGTGGTAAAATAGGTAGAGGTACTGGACAAGCTTTAAGAGGTGGAGGTTGTGTAGTAGGTTCTAAGAGAAAAAGATAAAGGAGATTATTATGGCATTAGGCAGTTTAATAAAATCAGTTGCACGAGGAGCAAAAAAAACAAGAGCAAGAAAAAAGCCTCCACAAGAGAAGTCAATAATTAAGCTTGAACGAGCAACAAGTCCTCAACGTGAAGCAACATCTAAAGCTAAAAAAGCTAAACGTGGAGTACAAGCAGATAAAGTAGAGGCTACTGAAAAAAGGCTTTTACCTTCAACTCCTGCTCGTAAAACAGCTATAGATAAAATGAGTTCTTCAGATATTGCTATGAAATTTACAGGTAAAGAAATTTCAGCTATGCAACGAAAGTTTAAAGATCCTAAAGTTTTAAAAAAACTTAAACAAGCTAGAGAAAAGAGAGAAGATTTAGTATATTCTACAGATGATTTAGCTGAATTACCTACTAAAAAGAAAAGTTTAGAAATGCAATTTAGAAAAGGTGGTGGTCAGATAAAAAGTTCTCGACCTAAAGGTGTAGGTGCTGCTCAACGTGGTTGGGGAGCAACAGGGAGACATTAAATGTCAACTGCTACTAAACGTGATCCTAAAAAGTGGGCTGCAGCTAAAGCCAGAGCAAAAGCTAAGATGGGTGGTAAACACTCTGCACGAGCTATGCAACTAGCTGTAAAGTATTATAAGGATGCAGGTGGCACATATTCAGGTAAAAAGAAAAAGTCTAATAAACTTTCTAAATGGAGTAAACAAAAATGGAGAACTAAGTCAGGTAAGCCTTCTGGTAAAACAGGAGAAAGATACTTACCTGAAAAAGCCATTAAAGCTTTATCTCCTAAAGAGTATGCAGCAACTACTAAAGCTAAACGTAAGGGAACTAAACAAGGTAAACAGTTTGTAAAACAACCTGCTAGAATTGCTAAGAAAACAAAAAAATATAGGACATAATAATGGCTAGAAAAAAAAGTAACATGAAAGGATTGACTATAAAGGGTGGATACAAACGCCCTACTAAGTCAGGTGCAGGGTTAAGTGCTAAAGGAGTAGCCAAGTATCGTAGACAAAATCCTGGAAGTAAACTTAAAACTGCTGTTACTGAAAAAAAACCTACAGGTAAAAGAGCTACACGAAGAAAAAGTTATTGTGCAAGATCAGCAGGACAAATGAAAAAGTTTCCTAAAGCTGCTAAGAATCCTAATAGTAGATTACGACAAGCTAGAAAAAGATGGAGATGTAGGTAATGCCATTAAAAAAAGGAACTTCAGAAGAAGTTATCTCTGAAAATGTAAGAATTTTAAAAAGAGAAGGTAGACCCATACAACAATCAATAGCGAT